TTACTTGAACTCACAATCTGTCATAATTTCAGTGAGACATGCAACGAGGTTAACCTCTTGATCTGCAACGAATGCCGATTTATAAGAGTAGTCAGCAATATATAGAACAAGTTGAGGAATGGAACGATCAACAATATATTCAGATGCTGTATCATATAAACGACGATAAAGAACTGTTGATTCAATATCAGAGTTCTGACCAACCCATTTCCGCATTTCTTTGAAGTTTCTATCCTTCAGAAGGGAGATGAGTTTCTTAAAATTGTCATCACCCAAATTGACAAGAATGCCAGTGTCAATATTACCAGTAGCACTATATCGTTGTAATTCATTGAGCACTCTTCTCCAGTCAGGAAAATGTTTCTTGATAAGCTCTGCAACCACCTGTGGATCAAAAGTGATATTCTCACTCTTAAGAATATTTTGAACTCTTGCCATAAATGATGAAGCAAGATTTGCCTTTTCCTTACCTGGAATCTTGAACTCAACAACCGAGCACCGAGAGTGTAGTGGCTCGATGATCCGATTCTTGAAGTTACAGGTCAGAATAAATCCACAGTTCTTAGAATACTCTTCCATGAAGTTACGGAGAGCAGGCTGAGTCGACTGAGGATTAAGATAGTCGGCCTCGTCAAGGATTACATATTTACGAGCACCGGTAAGTGATACAGTCGATGCAAAGTTTTTGATCTCGACTCGGAGTGTGTCGATGTTACCATTCATCGAACCATTAATTACGATATAATCAAAGCCGCATTCTTCCAGCATCGCCCTTGCAACCGTAGTCTTGCCAACACCAGGACCGCCGGTGAGGAGAAGATTTGGCACATAGTTTTTGCCCACGAAGTTGACAAATGTTTGCTTAAGCTCTGCTGGAAGAATACAATCGTCGATCTTGGACGGACGATATCGCTCTACCCAAAGTTCATTCATAGTATAAATTCCGCAAGTGTATTTTCATTAGGCAATACTGTGTCTTTATCTACGTAGATTCCATTATCTTTTCTACGCTTCAATTTGGCATTATGAAGTCTCTTTTGATCGTTGCATACACAACATTCGGACATTGGAATAGGTTCTCCGTATTTTTCTCCATATGAAGGAGGATAATAAAATTCGGACCAATTCTTAACTTCACCACAAGCAGAACAGCAATAAACTTTCACATCTGTTCCAAATAGAGTACCTACAACATTATTTGAACTTTTAGGTAATCGCCGATGTGATATACCTGTAGATCCACGACGGGGTTTCATAATATAAAGTACCTTTCAATTAGCGGGATTCTGTAGCAATGTAATACTGTAACTTACCTCCATTAGTTGAGAAGTGGCTAATCCCCTTCGAAGAAATCTTTACGTTATAATCAGCGGGCATAAACCGAAGATTCTCTACCTTGAAAACAAGTTCAAAGTCAAGGTCGGTCGAACCGACAACGTGACGGAAGGTATTAGATGACTCATCCTTAGAGTTACCAACAACCAGAGTCACATCACCGCCGGCGCCAATAACAGACCAGTTAGGAAGCTGAAGAACACTAGCCGCCTGCATGGTCTTCTTGAATACCGCGTCCTTGAGTTCAAATTCAACGACAGTATCAGGTAAATCTAGATCCTTTTCTGGAGCCTGCATAATCATATTGGCATCGGCATAACCATAGGTTACAGACGACACACCATTCTTGATTTCAACCGAACGATCACTGAATTCAAAGTCAGGCGATTCAAAAATACTCACGGTGCTCAGGAACTGATTCAGATCATAGATACCGAACGGCACATCAAAACTGTCGTCAACCTCGGCCCGACCAATGATGGTCTTCTGAGGTGAAATAGTCTTGATGACATTTCCCGAATTTATATAAAGAGATGGATTGATGGAAGTAAAACTCTTTAGCACAGAAAGAGTGTTGGTTGAGATGTTCATTTCTTATCCTCACATAAATGACAAATATTCACGGTTAACTTAATAATAATACCACAAATCATTGGTTAAGTAAACAAAAATACTATCTAATTTTTTCATTTGGATCAGCAGTAGCAGATGCACCAACCTGAGCAAGATGAGTAAGAGATCCACCAAAGGTATATGTACCTGTATGTGATAGTTGCATCCAAGGACACATCCAAACCTTCAGACCGATCTCACGTGACCACTGACAGAACATATAGTCTTCTGATAAATACCGCTTTGACTTTGGATCAATAAGAGCATCAAAGTAACACATGATCTCACGGGTGCCATCAAAATTTGCGGATCGTACATGATCTGGTTTATAATGAAGTTCCGGATATGCTTCCTCAAACTTTTCAAATGCTTTTCTTTGAATCATCATAAATCCAGTACCACCCTCAAGAACTTCAACTGGTTCATTAAGTGGAATTTCCGTCTGACCTTCGGCTGGATTAAACACAAAGTCGCCAACAAAGTTCTGTAGTTCATGTGGATTTTCGTCGGCAAATCCTTTATCCACTGCCTTTTTAATTTTTTCCCAAGAAATGGTCTTCTTTGGATATGGAGCACAAATAATATCCTTATCATCTACCGCAAGTGCGGCGAGAGAAAGAACATCGTTTGGATTAAAACCAATATCTGAATCAATAAACATAAGATGAGTAAAATCCTTCTGACGAAGAAACTCATCAGCACAATAATTACGTGCTCTTGTAATTAGCGATTCGTTGAAAAGATAAAAGAAATCAATGGTAATACCATATGCCTGACAAAGTTTTGCAAGCTCAGCTGTTGATTTTGTATACTGACCGCCACACATACCACCGTACATTGGTGTAGCTACAAAAATCTTTCTTTTTCTTAGTTCCTCAATATCAATAGTAATTTCAGCCATTTACTTCCCCTCATGTTCTAGATCATGTACGTGCATGGCAATAATTGCATAATGGATGATCTTCATTAAATCTTTTCGGTTATATCCATCCTTCTTACCGTAACGCTGAGCATACTTCATTACGTTACCAATGCAAAAACCTTCACCATGACCACTGTCGATGATGAACTCAGTTGCTTGGTATTTGTTTGTGGAATAGTGTTCACCGTAAGTACCATTAATATAGTCTTGAATTTCGGCAATCAGATTGCCTTCATTGTATTTATACTCAATCATAGTGGATGTTTTGTTCTTTTTCACGGGAGTCTTTTTCATAATCTTTCCTATATTCATTATTTACTTTAATTACCTCAGATAGAACACTAAATGATTTTGCCATATTTAGAAAGGCAGATGTATCCTTTGGAAAACAGGCACCACCGAATCCTCTTTTGCCATCAAACCCAGGCACCGTTGTATGGGACCTACCGACTCTATCATCGTGGGTAACTGCACTTACTACCTTACCAAAATTACCACCATTTTCAACAACGATATCATGGAATTGATTAAACCATAATACCTTCGTAGCCAAATAGCAATTAATCCCATATTTTACAAAACTGGCATCGATGATTGACATATGATATGTCGGGCACGGTTTACACAGACTGAAAAATTTGTAGAGTTCCTCTACCTTACGAGTTGATTCGTGGTTCCCACCTAGAACATGCATAAAAGGATTTACGAAATCTTCATTTGCACTTTTTTCGGTTAGAAATTCTGGATTATAAACAATACGGTCCGCGGCAGGTCCTTTGATAAGTTTTTTAAGTACTTGAGGAGTGACCGTAGATTTAATGATGATCACACCTTTTACATTTTTCTTTAAATGATCAACTACTGATTCAATAATTTTTGAATCAATCGAGCCATTCTTACCCATAGGTGTAGGAACACAGACAAAAGAGAAATCAATATCCTCTTTGTCGAGTGTTTCAATATCAACACCGATTATAGGATCGACAATAATTTTTTCACACATGGTATCTGGAAAACCATAATCAACGGCTTTACCCACAAAACCATGCCCAACTATAGCAATTTTCATCCAATATAATCCTTGAGTTCGTATTTTGGATTCCAACCAAGTTCTTTTGTTTTATCAGTAATTACTTTTGCCGATAGGCGATTACCTTTTCGCTCTGGTAGCATTTCAATCTCACCACCAAACATTTCGGCAACCTCTAATATAGTATATGCAGTTGGATGACCGATTCCATATTCATCGCCATGACCGTTCATACCAACTAGAATAAGTCCATCAACAATATCACTGACATGAGTAAAATTACGTTGTTGTGTTCCAGGAGAAACCACAGTTAAAGGTTTACCATTTTCCATTTTTCTTTTGAATAGAGCAATGAGTGTTGCATATGAACCATATTCAATTTCCCTTGGACCATATACATTATAAAAATATGTGATGGCAAAGTCAATATTATTCCATTCACAGAATAATTTTACAAATTCAGTATTTGATTCCTTCGACCAGGTATATGGACTTTTTACATAACCGGGATGTTCAAATGCAAATTTAGTACTACTGCCAGCATAAATGAGTTTTGCATTTGACTCTTTCACAAAGTCAAGTACCGCCTTTGTTCCAAGTTTATTATATTCCCAAACTGTTTCAAAAGCATCGAATGATTGTTCGACTCTAGAATATTCACCAAGATGATATACCATATCAAAATTTGGTACTAGAATACTCGACATCCATTGTGTATCAGATTCAAGATAAATCACACCATCTACATGATTATTTTCCGAACCAGCATAATAATTGTCAACCGAGACAACATGATGACCATCGGCAACTAGTCTTTCACAAAGGTGAGAGCCTACAAACCCTGCACCTCCGGTTACCAAAATTCTCATACGTGTTTCCTTCCCAAAGGAAATGCATTATCAGAAAATGATGGGTCAACAAATGAATCATCTGTTCCCCACTCACGGACTAAGTTCATACCATAATTATCTACTTTGTTGACAATGTCAACGGATTTCTTGAGAACAAGTGGATTACTTCTTGCTGGATTTCCATCTTTTGTTTTGATTGCATTAAGATCAACAAGGTGATGAACTCTACCATATCGTTCAGCAAGAGTAACTACATCTGGGTGCATTTCCATTAACATTTTAGATTTATTTAGAGATGCATCTTCTTGGTAATTATTATAAACCTCTGTTGTATTACCACCCTTTACAGTACCAGTTCTGGCCTTACCGCAAAGAAAAGCATAAAACAACATTGTGCATAATCCATCCTTTAATACACGAATTGATAGATCAACATCCTCATTGTATCGACCGCGCCACCGATGTGGGATTTTATTATCAATTAGAAAGCATGACATAATCCGGGTATTGAGAAGATATGGAGGATATGGATAATCATCAACACAGAAAAATTTATACTGAAAACCAGATAGAGCAATATTTTCATATCGGTCTACAAAATCCTCAGCCGCTCTAAAAATACCAGAACCACGTTCAACACGATAGCGTTTATTTTTGTGTAGTCTCCAAAATTCATATAGGTTATCATCCATCAACCAATGTCGGTCATAACCTTCAGAAATGGAATGTTCCCAGCACCAATTACGAGCGGGACCTGAACCTTTACCATGATTGCTGAAAGGCAACTCTAGTAGTTTATCCTCACCACAGGTTGCCGCATAATTATCAAATTCTTGTGGCTCAACGGCAATACGATATGGAACACCCATACCGTCCAGAGCCTTCATTGTAATTCTGGATTCCCATCTACCTTTTGATAGGATATAAATGGGATACCGAGTTTCAAACTTCACTGTCATCGACATACCTATTCATGTTATTACGTTCACGTTCTTTTTCTGGATACCAGACAACATTTGTTTTATCTGTAATTTCATATCCAAAAAGTTCTGCAAATTTTTGACGATCCTCTCGTGTTTTAAAATTAACGGTAAGTTGTCGCCAAGGTTCAAGATTAAGAGTTTCAAATGATGGCATACCAGCCGCCCACCACTGTAGGTATGGATTACGCCATTCATTTTGAAGTTCTTCAAGTGTATCAATTTCAATCATTGAAAAAATCCAATATGCCGTTATCCTTTTCGGTTTGAAAAGTAAGTTTTTTAGTTTTTGGACCAGGTACCTCACCGAGCAAATGCATGAATTTTATATAGTCATCCTTGCTACGAAAGTTTACAAAAATACTTTGCCAAGGTTCCGGAAATTCAGGATCAACTGGTTTTGGTCTAATTTGAGGATCTTGATTTGAGTCCTCCCCAAGAAACGACGATAGATCGGTAGGCAGATTTTCCTCTGCCTTATAACCGACCATGTCATCATAATCTTTTGATGTATCAGCTACTTTTGAATTCATTTTTACCCCATAAAATCATCAAAAAGGGAAATAACAGATTCAATATCGTCAACGGCAACCTCAAAAATTTCACGCTTGCCCACTGGAGTAATCATCTCCTCGGTATAACCGCATGACTCTAGGAAAGTATAGAGTTCTTTTTTACGCTGTTCAAACTTATCTCCCTTTTGCCATATACAGAATCGAACCTGTGTTGGTGTTCCAGATACATCTACATAAAATTGCATCTGAATTGTTTCACGAGTCTTGCTCTCAATAAAAATGTTATCACTCTTTATAGCCACAACATTAACACGACCACGAAGTTTGTCATAATTTTCGGTATACCAATCCGGAAAAGATTCGAAGTTATCATACTGTTCGCTCTGATACTTTTCAAACAGTTCAGAAAATTTTGCCATAATAAAACACTCCTTATAATGTCCAGCAACGGCATTGTCAGTTGGTTGTAATGTGGAAATAAGATACGATTCCAAAACAAAGGATGCGTCTTTTTCCTCAAGTCTAAACTTTTCAAGATTACAAGCAATAATCCAAAGATCATCGGTATTGTAACCTTTAGAATTTAGATGCGACAGGCAACGGTTACCATGACCCTTGCCAGTATATTTTGGGTTTCCGTCGGAATCTCGGTACATATAAACGTAGTCGCCGAGAGTATCGAAGAATGCCATAGGTATTGGTTCGTTCATCATGTTTTAATACTATCACACCAAACCGAAAATGTAAATACTTTTTTATGTAGAGAAATCAATTACTTCGCAGATTTTTTCCTACGACGCATCATCTGTTTATATTTTTTTTGTGCCCTTTCTAGGTGAATACGATTTGCTCTTTTCTTATAGATAATACCGTCGAGATGATCAAATTCATGTTGAATTGCTCGAGCGGTAAACCCAGAGTATTTAGTGGTTGCAAATTCACCAGTTGCATCTTGGAATCGAAGTCGAACACCAGCTGGTCGTTTAATATGAATATACAATCCAGGAAAGGTCAAACAACCTTCATCATAATAAGTTTCCTCACCAAAATAATCAACAATAATTGGATTAAAGAAGCCCATAATGGATTCACGATTTGTCGGATCACCAACTACAAACACAGAATAAGGAATACCTACTTGAGTTGCTGAAAGACCAACACCAGAATGCTGAATCATTGTTTCGGCAAGTTGTTCAACTAATTGATCAGGTGGGATTTGAGGGTTTTCAAAATCAAATTTTTCTGTCGGTTGTTTGAGAATCGGATCATTTGGATCAACTAACATATAA